GATCTTACCGCTGGATGTTCTTTTAAATTGGGCGGGCACACCGCAGATATTGCAATCTTCTGTCAGAAAATCAAGACATTTTTTTAGGTCATGTGACCTGTATCCTGTGTCATTTAACTGGACTCCTGCTCAACTAACCCGTAGAATAAACCCGATGCTTAAAAGTGTTTCTATTGCCGGACACAGGATACCGATACGGGTGAAAGACCTCGACGAATGCTATGGGCAATATCTACCTGATGCGAAGGTCATTGAAATAGACAGGAAGACAACCAAAGACGCGAAGCTCTTTCGCGAAACACTAAGGCACGAGATGGTCGAAGCGGCGCTGTTTCTTTCGGGTGTTGCTTACAGCGATACCTACTCACAGGAACCGATCGTGCGGGCACTCGACGAACTGTTCTGGCCAGCATGGGAAAAAGTGAGCGTAAGAATTTAATACTATAAAATCTTTCTCCTCTTTAGTAATTCATATTATCTCAGTAATTCATATCTTCTTATTTACTGAATTATTATGAATTACCCACATTCCAGAAACTCTTTGAACTTTTCTGACGTGTAGTTCTTGCAATACACTTGCATTAACATCAGTCCAGATACGCGTGTCTCGACCTGCTAACCACGTCGAGATCTCTCATCGTTCTCGGCGCTGACCGACCGAACACACCCATTTCCGTTTTGCTCGGCGCGTCCACTGCGACAAGTCCATGACGCTGTCTTGCCAGATCCAGCGCGATGAATGCAGCGTCGGCGATGTCCGGTGACTGCCCCATACGCTGCTTGAGTTCGGCTTTGGTTTCGACTTTGACGCGCAGGTTACCGGATTTGACCATCTCGTAGCGCCTGATGCACATCTCCTTCGCCAGCACGTCACTGATCCCCATTATCTGTTTAGTGCGTAGAAACTCTTTGCCAACAAACCACAGCTCTGACACACGGTTGGTGTAAAGCTCTTCTCCAGTTAGCTTGCTGTTCATACTGACCCGCCTATCTGAAGCCTTCCCTCCAAACTGCACGCGCAGGAATTGATCCGACCACTCACCCGCTAGAACGTCACAGAACGGTGAGCCCGCTCCCGTTGAGTCGATGGCAACGTTTTCTGGTTTGATCCCTAATCGTATACAGGTATCTCGAATTTGGTGAACGATCTGATACGTCCTCGGCACTGCTTTGTTAGTCGCATCATCGTTTAGACTTATGTATTCTTCGAAACGCAAGCCGTATTGCCCATCCGCAAACTGACCGACCCTAGCGGTATACATAATCGTCCTGTCTCCGCCGTTGGTGAACGCCGGATCGACCCCCGCTATTAGTGTAGTAGGGCCAGTAAAATCAGATTTCTTCATGCCATTCGCTTTGAGTATCTCGGACTCACCGTAGATACCTTCCGCCTCATCGCTGTCAAAGAACACAGCACGGACCATTCGCATATACGCACGGCTAGTCTCACCTAACAGCGCCTTATCCTCTGCGATCTTCTCGATGGTAGGTAAGAACGGGTATACCGTGTAGCCAGCCGCCACGTTGGGGCTGCGTTCGCCGTCCAGTCGAATGTACTTGCCGCCCCACTTCGTAACCCATTCGTCGTCCACGTCCGGCGTAATGGACTCCCATCCTTCTTTTGGTGTAGACCAGATACCGAACGAATCGAAGCGACTTGCAGGGTTGGACAGACCTTTGAACTCAAAACGAGGGTTCTTACTCAAGTTGGCAAGTGCGGCCTGTTGGATAGCCTCACTGAGTTCTCCTAATTCGTCACCGATTAGGAGGACGTGTTTTTGTTTGAGACCGATGAATTTACCGATAGCCTCACGTGTGCGGCTTTTTTCCGCAGCGATAAGCGAAAGACCCGCTCTATCGAAGGTCTGTCCGTTCTCGTCGATGTAGTTAGCACTGCCAATCGAATCCCGAATGTTGATCGGGGCACCGTCAATGACAGACAGTAGAGAGATTACCGAACCCCAGATCCGCTTACGAGCCTCACGCAATGTGGTCGATGTCATTAGGACAAGGGTATCACGCGGTCTCGCCAGCCATGTGACAATACCGTAGCCAGCTAGGGTGTGGCTCTTACCACTCGATGCTGCACCGCCGACAGCAAGATACTTGTTATCTATACACTCACGGATAATCTGCTCCGCCCACGGATGCTTGAGGAACATGTGTTCAGGCAGATCGTCCCTGTTCCATAGCAAATCCGCTACGCGCCAGAAATAGAACTCCTTCGCCTTGTTGGACGGATGGTTAGCAAAACCCCACAACAGAGCGGTAAGGGTATTGGTTACAGGGATTAAGAAACCCCCAACATCCATTTTGTTTGTAGCGGGATCTATGCGCGGCTCCAGCACGGAGGTTGAGACCTTGTCGGGGTCGTATTTTCTTGGTCGGCCCATAAGTAAAGTGATAAGTAAAGTGAAGTGGAGGCTACGACATTAAAAAAGTTTGACAAGTAATAGTTTATACTCTTCTCTGACTTGCACATGCCCGTAAGAAAAAAAAAGTTAACGCCAACGGCAGAGCTACGCAAAGGACAAGCTGAACGTCGGCAAGCTAAAGCGGCGAGAACCCAACGCGCCATCGAGCTGTATCAGCAAGGCGTGATGAAGATTCGTATTGCCGAGCAACTTGGCGTCAGCACTGACACAGTTTGTCGGTGGCTTAAAAACGTAATCGTAGACAAACCAGACAGCGAAGCCGAACCATTCGCCAAAAACCTTGAAGACTCCACCACTGCCATAGTTGCCGACGCCAAACTGGCAGCGCGAGATACGGAACAGCAAGCCTTATTGGAAGTAGCCGAGAATCAATCCAGTCCGGCAGACAAGTATCAAGCCTACGTCGCAGCGAGTGCAATTAAAATGCTGCGCGACAATTTAATAAATGTACGCGGTCCGAGAACCGTCCGTGAGTTATCAGAGCTCGACCAGTTGATTCGCCGCAACCTCGGCCTCAACCCCAAAGGCGGAAGCGGTGGGTCAGGATCGCTCACCATCGACGTCTCAATACTCAATAACAGCAGGGCAACCAACGGAGGTAGTGCTTCCGTAGTTATAGACGCAGAAGAACCCGACGAGTCGGATGAATGATGACACTGTTATCGTAGGCATTGACAACGGGATCAGTGGTGGTCTCTGCGCTGTGGCGGCATTTGATGGCGCTGTGCTTGCATATAGAGCGATGCCAATTAAAAAGACTACAAAAACATCCGAAGTGGATATTCCTGCACTACTTGAATGGCTGGAACCTTATCGCAACAACATGATCGTTTGTGTTGAAGAACCACTCAAACACGCCAAATCTTCACAAGCGATGCGATCCATGAGTATTTCATTTGGTCTTATTCTAGGGGCGTGTGAGGCTAAACGATTTGAAGTAAGAAGGGTTCAGGTCAAGGAGTGGCAAGACGCGGTGCTCGGCAAGAGACTTGCGAAGGGGATGACCAAGGTCGCCGCCCTAGCTGCTGCCAACAAGTTGTGGCCTACAGAGCAGTGGCTGGCTACCAGCAGAAGCAAAACACCCCACGATGGAATTATTGACGCAGCCCTAATTGCTTACTACAATCGAGACCACCAACTACTATGAATCGAAGCTACATCATAAACGCTCTTGAGGCGATCGTTGAAGACACCACAGGCTCTGCGATAAAGCTCCCTTTTAGCAGTGAGCTTGAAGCGTTCTTTGAGCCTGAAGAGTTCGTCGCTTTTAGAGACATGGTAGCCGAAGAGTTTGACTTGCCAGACTACTCTATCATCGACACTGCCGAAACGTTTCGAGAGCTGATCGTTCTTTTGGAAGACGAACTTTTCTAAAAAAATAATTGACAGGTCGGTGTGTTTGGAGTAAATAGGGGCTTCCAACCTCTAAAACTATGAACAAATCAAATTATCCGAAGACTGCGATCAAGATTCCGTTGGATCGAAACGGAGACTTATACTATCCGTGGTGGTATATTGATTGCAACTGGATGAGCTTTCAGAATTACTATAAAATCGTAGATGTGGATGTTGCCAAAGGTCTCAGTTACCCACACCTGAGAGGTGGTATCTTACCGAGTATTGACCGTCAATGTTACGGTGGATTGGCTATCAACTGGTTTGGATTCCGATTAAGGTTCGGAGTAACTAGGCGTGATAGGGGTTGGATA